AACCTTTCCGAAGTAGCGCTGCATCTCGTAGGGCTTTCCCGGATCGATTAGCTCCATCGGCATGATCGCGGAAACGCGCGCCACGAATGCAACCCGCACTTCCGACGTCGAGGTATTCGTGTGTAACACCTCGATAGAGACCTGTGGCCAATCTTGAGACAAGTCGGGCGTTGGTGTAAACCACCGTACCCGCTTCTTGAACCATCTCATAAGCGGCGCCGCCGCAAATTTCACTTCGCCACTTAGGTTCGTGGACCACCAGCTCCATGTCAGCATCGACAAGCAGAAGATAGTCCCAATCAAGAACAGAGTCTCGTGCCAATTTAAGTGCATCGTTCCTCGCTTGATCCCATGTTTCAAACCGGCCGCTCGCAACCTGGCACGGCTTATCGTGTACAGAGAAGAAGTCTCTGATGATTCGTTCGGTGCCGTCGGTGGATCCAGTGTCCAGGATGATGGCCCCATCGACATGATCGATGAGGGATTTCATGCAGCGCTCGATGCGCGTCGCTTCGTTCTTGACGATGCCGTGCCAGAAGAGTTTCACGGCTGCGGCTCCCCCGTCTTCCAACGGGGTTCGATCGCAAGCATGGTGGCGTCGATGATGACTTGGCCAACGCTCGCATCCTGGGTGTAGCGCCAGGACAAGACCTCCCGGCGCTCCGTCAAATCGGCAACAAGCTTGGTAATCAGTTCACGCTGCACAAGCGCGCGGGTGTCCACCCTCTCGTAAATGCGTTCGGCGTCATTGATGGCTGCTCGAACGCCGAATTCATGCACGCGCTTGGCGTCAACGACGACGTAGCCGGCGGCGCGCACGTGGCGCATGGCATCATAGAGAAAAGAGTCCACTGGAATCTCCTAGGGGAAGGAGCGGCCCGCTACGCGGACCCCGGAGCTTTAGGCCCAAGACATGACGCTATCTTACCCGCCCGAGATGCGCAAGCCCCCGGTGGCGCCGCCGCCCGAATTGTACACGGCACCCGCAACATGCGGATCAGACGTCGGAGCGACGAACAGCCAGTTGCCGCCAGTCTTGCCGAGAATGCCCGCGGGACCAGTGCGGCCCGTGGGGCCTGTGGCGCTTGTGTTGCCAGTGGGGCCCGTGCGGTTGAAACCAGTCGGACCCGTCGGGCCCGTGTTTCCCGTCACGCCAGTCGGGCCAGTTTTGCCTGGCACGAATGGATCCGCAGTCGGACCAGCGAACCCGGTGATGCCGGTGCTGCCCGTCGGACCCGTGGCGACCTTGGCCGGTCCAACAGGACCAGTCGGGCCGGATAGGCCAGTGACGCCGGTGGCGCCGCGCGCGAAGAAGCTCGGGCCGGTCTGGGCGGGACCCGTGGGCCCCGTGGCGCCAGTCGTCGTGGACGGGCCGGCTTTGCCGGTCGGGCCGGCAGGCCCGTACACGTTGTGATAAGTGAGGACATCCACCACCCGTTTGAGGACGGATCCGATGAAATTCCGATCGTAGCCTTCGGGCTTAGTTCCCGGAGAAGGGATGCCCTTGCTGGTCTGATCAACCATCGTGCACCCCTATTAGCCGGCAGAAACCGTCAGCGTGCCCGAGTTGTTCCAAACCGCGTTCACGATGTGCGGGTCAGAAGTCGGGGCAATGAAGATGAAGCCTGGGCCGGTGAAGCCCGTTGGGCCGGTCGGACCCGTCTGGCCGGTTGGGCCGGTAACGCCCGTGCCTGTCGGGCCAGTGAAGCCCGTCGGACCAGTCTGACCGGTCACGCCGGTTGGGCCCGTGACGCCGGGGCCGGTATTGCCGGTCGGGCCGGTCACACCATTGTACATGCCCGTCGCGCCAGTGATGCCCGCGGCGCCTTGCGGCCCCGTTGCTCCCGTTGCGCCGGTCGATCCTGTTGCACCCGTGACCCCGCCCGCGCCCTGAGGGCCGGCAGGACCAGCTGCGCCGAATTGTGGGCCCGTGGGGCCGGTTGCAGAAGTCGGGCCGGTCGGACCAGTCGGTCCACCACCCGGGCCGGTGAAGCCAGTCGGGCCTGTCGGTCCGCCAATGCCACCAGCGGTGACTAGATCGACGACCTGCTTGAGGATCGGCGACAGTGTGTTGTCGTCGTAATGGTTTGAGCTAAGGACGGCCATGGCGTCAGATCCTCTGCGCGAAAATTTCTCGTCGTTGATAGACGATTTTAGTTAGCGAAAGGTTAATCACCCCGGAGCGCTGTAGCCCGCGATGTGAATAGTCTTCAATCCCGGCACGTTACCGCCACTATCGTAGAACTGTTTCGTGCCGACGCCGACGCCGCCAGTCTGCTGATTGTGGGTCGCGGTGTTCGCGCCCTTCGTGGTCACGATGTTGACCGTAGGCCAAGTATGCTTGTCCGGCGCGCGCGGCGCGGTGGCGGGCGGAGCAGCGGTAATTTTCGCCATCAGTGCGGCCCTCCAGCGACAACTTGATTTGGAGCAGCAGGGGCAGGCTTGCCGATGAGGGCCGTTTGGGGCCCGTCATCGGCAGACATCTGCGCATGAGGATTGCCCGGGCTTCCTTGCGAGGGCGCGCCATTGCCACCGCCTGGTGGCGCCCCCGGGGACGCGCCCGGCGACGCCCCATTTCCACCACCCGGAGGTGGTAGCTGCCCCGGAGTGCCGATGTGTGTCGGCGCGCCTTCCGGCATCATGTACTGCTGGGCAAGGATGCCCGACTCGAGTTCGGAAGTGATCCGCGTCACGGCCTGCTTGGTGCCGCTGACGATACCCTCCTTCACCGCATCAGAGATCTTCTTGTCCTGGTTCTCCTCCTCTTGCTTCTTCTGCATCTTCTCCAGGACTTCATCCGGCGGCACGATCTCCTCGCCGGCGAGGCCGACCTGGCCGCTGACCGAGCGGAGCAGGGCGCCGCGGCCCTTGATCCCCATGATGTGGATATCGGTCGGGTTGTTCGTCTGCTGGAGCAGCTCAAGCTGGCGCTGACGCTGCGTCTCGCGCTGGATGGCGACCTGGACGCCCTTGACGACAAACTTCTCCATCCCCGTGAGGACACCCGTGGTATCCGTGAGCAGGATCAGCTCTTCGAGAGACGCGAGCGCCTCCTGGAAGATGTCGCGGTCGATGTTGCCCGAGACCGTCTGCAGGATCTTACTGGCATTGCCCATGAGCATGGCAAGGCCAGACGCAGTGCGCCCGGCGCCGCCGGCGTTCTGCCCCGAGAGGTACTTGGGAATAGCGGACACATCGTCCGCGAGCGTGATGACCGCCTCCAGGACCTTCAACAGATCTGTGGAGTTTGAGTTCGGCTGGAAGAACCAGATCGGGCCCTTGTCGTTGGTCGTGTTCACGCCGATCGGGTCGTTACGGACCCGCCAGCGCTTCCAGGGGTACAGCTCGTCGCCATTCTCCGTCGGGGAGAGACGACCCTCGTCAATCACCACCTGCGGGCCGGAAGCGATGGAAAGGTTGTTGACCAGCGATCGCAGGGTCGCGTTCGCGACTTCCTGCAGGTCGGCGATGAGTTCGACAAGGCCGTTGCCGATCACGCCGCCCGGCACCTTGTCGAAGCTTGTTACGTAGTAGGGGTGGCGCTTGCGCGGCGAGACAGAGAGATTTGCCCGGACGACGTGGGACCCGATGCATAGCACCTCGCAGTTGTAGTCGCGGAGGCCTTCCGGGTCAGTAGGAGGGATATTGACCCCATATTCCTTGAGTAATCTTCCCTGGACGTTCCCGTTGTAGGACATGCAGCTGATCAACCCGCTGCGGTTCCAGGCCGGGTTCTCCCGGTTTTCGAGGACCGCGCGCTCGGCGTCCGGCGTGTCCCAATTGTCGTATAGCCCGCCCCGGCCATACTCCTCTAACACCGCTAGAACGCCTGGCTGGTAGTAGCCCGGAAGATCGAGCAAATCGTTGATTTCTGCCCGTGTATAGCGCACTTTCTCGATGACTTCGGCGTTTTTGATGTCCGACACGCCGGGTGTAAAGTAGATGTCAAATGGGTTCGGGGCGCTCCAAAACAGCTTGGGAACCTGCTTCACGATCGGCTGGCCGCCCTCTTTGGGCCATTCCAGATCGATGACCATGCGTACCGTTGGCCCCTTCAAGCAGACGAAGTGGAACATCGGGATCATGGTGAGCATGTCGGAGAGAGCGTCGTAGAAACCCCCCTCATGCAGAAGCTCGTC